GAGAATGTTTAATAAAATTATTAGACAAAAATTAAAAAAAAAAGGATATAAATTAAATGAATATGGATTATATAAAGATAATAAAAAAGTTAATATTGATGAAAAAACTAAAGTAAATATGAGTATAGATAATATTATGTATAATAGTATGTATAATACTATAAATAAGAAAGAAAAAAAATTATTAGACTATATAAAAAATATAGAAAAAAAAGTGTTTCATATTGCTACTATGGATTATCAAACAGTTCAAGAAAGATATTAATAAATAATATTATTTATATTTTTTATTATTATTTATATTTTTATTATTATTTATATTTTTATTATTATTTATATTTTTATCATTATTTTATATTTTTATCATTTTTACTTTTTATTATAGAATTAAATAAATATTTAAATTATTAATAATAAATATCTAAACTAATAATAATAATATAAGTATTATAAAACTAAATATAATATAATTTTATACTATGCCTAAAACTAAAAAACAACTTACTAAAAGTAAAAGTCGAAAGACTAAAAATAAAAGTCAAAAGACTAAAACTAAAAAACAACTTACTAAAAGTAAAAGTCAAAGTAAAAGTCAAAGTAAAAGTCAAAAGACTAAAACAAGAAAAACAACAAAAAAATCAATTCATAAAAAATTTAATGATGATAAAAAGAAAAAGAAGAAAACTGTAAATATTTATGAAAATTCTGATTATGTTGATGATAAAAAGAAAAAGAAGAAATCTGTTAATATTTATAAAAATTCTGAATATGTTGATGATAAAAAGAAAAAGAAGAAAACAAATACAAGTTTATTAAATGGTAGTTTATCAGGCACATACGATGATAAAAAAAAGAAGAAAGTTGAAAATATTGATATTGAAAAACAAAAAAAAATTATTGAAAAAATTGCTGAAACTAAATTGGAAAATATGACTAGTGAAGAACAAAAAAATATTAAATTAGATAGTATGAAAAAAACATTATGTAATTTACGTTATGGTAATTTTCACGACATTGATGTTTCAGATAGAACACCTTATTGGGGTCTTGGTATAGAACATGAAATGCAACTTTTTCATAAAGCACCTAGTGGTATGAAAAATACAAAAATACTTTTTGATTCTCAAGAATCAGCATGTTTTTTAACAAATGAAAAAGATGAAAGTGGTTCGTGTTGTAAAACAAGATTATTTCCTCAGGGTAAATGTGATGATTTTAGTGAAAATGCTAAAAAATATAAAAATATTAATCTTACTGAAGAAGAACGTATTTATTTATTAAATATGGATTGGGAATTAACTGGGCGTCAATTTAAAAATTGTGAAAAAAAAGGTAAAAGCACAAAAATTTTAGAAAGAGCAAACGTATTAATGCCTGAACTTATATCAACTAATTTTAGTAACCGTTCAATTGATAGTATTTCTAATGAAATTCTTACATTAGAAAAAAAATATATTGATATACATATGAAAAATCCTCATACTAAACAAAAAGTAAAAAAATATGGACCTATTACATCTCATACTTGCGGTTCTCATAGTGAATTACTTGTTCCTGAACATCCAACTATTTATTCAGAAGACTATAAATTTACTGACCATAAAGTAGAAGATTACCTTGGAAGTTATCATATGACACTAACTTTACCTCATTATAATAATATTAGCACTAAAGATTTTGTAAAAATGCATCAACAAACCGCACAACAATTACAATGGATAGAACCTTTAATGATGACTGCATTTTTTAGTTCAGCACAATCTGGTGTTGGTAATAAAAATGAACCTGAAGGTAGTTTTCGTGTTATGAAAAGTGGTTGGGGTAATTTCGCAGGTAGTGATATAAGAGTTATGGGTTCAAAAGGTTTAGATAGAGGTAGTAATATAAAGAAAACATGGCGTAAAGGTTTAAATTTTACTGGTTCTAAAAAACTAAATGATTGTATTAAAAAAGCACCTGTCCAATATAAAAAATCAAAAACCGTTCAAACAGGTGATTTCCGCACATTTGGAATTGAAAGTGATATAGAAAAGTGTAAATTATTATATAATCCTAATGATTGTAATAAAGGAGGGCGTGCTGATGGTGCTCCTATGAAACCACCTTTTGGTATGGAAATACGTATTTTCGACCACTTCCCTGCTGAATATTTAATAGAGTTAATGCGTATTATAATATTAATTTCTGCTAACGCACAAAGACACGCTCCCACTCAATATGTTTATAATGATAAAAGATGGATTTCTAGTATTCACGCAATTATGAAAGATGGTTGGAATTCTAAACTCGATGTAGTTTATGTTAATGCTATTAGAGATAATTTAGGATTACCAATAAATACAACTTCTATTCTAGCATATGATATTTTTAAACAAATTGTTAAAGAATTATATGATATTAATAAAGATTCTTATATTAATAAACTTATGAATGAACATCCTGATGTTGAACCTAAAGTTCCTGAAATTAACCGTATGTGTTGGGAACTTGCTTTTACACAAAAATATAATATTCAAATGATTAACTTAATGAAAAAACATTTTTATAATGAACAAAAAGTATCTGTTGAAGAGTTTTCTAAAATGTTGAAAAAAGATAAAACATTAGATTTTAGTTATTGGAATAATAATATAAATGATTTATTATATGCTTTAGAAACTAAAGAACACGTTTTATTAGATGTATTTAATGGTAAAATACAGACAATTACAATTAAATTATTTTAGAATTGTATAGAATATAGTTTATAGTTTATAGTTTATAGTTTATAGTTTATAGAATATAGTTTATAGTTTAAATTTTTATAGTTTACAGTTTATAGTTTATAGTTTATAGTTTATAGTTTATAGTTTATAGTTTATAGTTTAAATTTTTATAGTTTAAATTTTTTATAATTTAAGTTTTAATTAATATTATAAAAAAAAATAATAAAATAATTACTACTACTACTATTAATAATTGTGCACAATGCCATCGGGAGTTATAAAATATTGTGGGATAGCAGCAGTGTTGTTAATTTGTTGCTGTCCAAGTTCTTGCTTACGAGCCAGTTCTTGCTTACGAGCAAATTCTTCTTGCTGACGACCCAGTTCTTCTTGCTGACGACCCAGTTCTTCTTGTTGACGACCCAGTTCTTCTTGCTGACGACCCAGTTCTTGCAGACGAGCAAATTCTTCTTGCTGACGAGCCAGTTCTTGCTGACGACCCAGTTCTTGCAGACGAGCAAATTCTTCTTGCTGACGAGCCAGTTCTTGCAGACGAGCCAGTTCTTGCTGACGAGCAAATTCTTCTTGCTGACGATTAATGTATGTCTGTTTATCAATCTGATCAGATGGATATATTATATTTTTATAAATAGAATCAAATATTTCTGTATATGTATACATTTTTATTTTACACACGTTGCTGATATTTATTCCAAACACAATCTCTAAATAACTTATATAACTTATATAATTAATAATATTATAAATCAATTTTATGATTAAATACTGAAAAAAACTAAAAATTAAATAATATAAAAACTAAAAATTAATAAAATAATACTAATAATGTATATAAAATACAAATATATAAATTAATGTTCGCAAATACGATAAAGTATGCTTGAACCTGTAGTTATATTATTTCTAGTAATCTCACATACTTGATTAAGACGTAATCCAATATATTTAGCCATAGGGTCGTCTCTTTTTATAGTAGGAAGTTGTTTAACATTACAATTTTTAATATTTTTTGCTTCTTCATTAGATAATACACGATGTTTAGGAACAGTATTGTGATGACTAATATTAAATTTAAAGTTTTCTATACCAAATACCTGTATAAAATAATTTTTTGTTGTGTATAAATCATTTACAAAATCTTCTTCTGGTTTATATTTTGCTCCAACAGCCATTAATAATTTATTATTATTTATAATTATAAGTGTATCTTTTTTTGTAATATATTTATCATAAATATTAAATATTTGCTCTTTTATTTGTGTTGTTCCTTTAAACTTATTTTCAAGTTTATATTTAACATAAATTTTCTCAGTTAAAGATTTACTATTTTTTTTTTCAAGCAATATATCAAGGGGACCTATCTCTTCACTCATATGAAATTTATTATTTAAATGTTCTATAGCCATTATACTTATTTCTTCACTAGTATAATTTTTAAGATGTTCCACATTATACCCTCGATCTTCCAACATTTCTAATAAATGCTTTCTTGATTTATAAATATCTACAATTAAAGACGACAGTTTATCTTGTTCATTACTCATTTTTAATTTTATAATTAATTATTTAATAGAGATAGTTTAATATAATATAGTTTAATATAATTTAGTTTAATATAATTTAATATGTTTAATAACTTATTATATTATAAACTTACAAATAATTCATATATTATATTAATATAATAAATATTTTCTAAATTCAATTTTTATATTTACTATATAATTAATATTTTTTAAATATATTTTTAATCTAGTTTTTATTTAGTTTTATTTTTAATTTTTGTCTGTGTAATTTTTTAATTTAATTTTTAAATGGATCTAGATTTTTATTATTACCATATAAATAACCATCATTCTTACTAGAATCTATTTCAACAACTTTAATATTTGTATCGAAATTTACACGATTTGAATTTTGTTGTTGATAATTTCCTCCTGAATAGTTAGGATTTTGCGGTTGTGATTGTTGTGGTTGTTGTGGTTGTTGTGGTTGTTGTGGTTGTTGTGATTGTTGTAGTTGTTGTGGTTGTTGTGGCATACCACCATTTTGTGTTCCAAAAGTCATATTTAAGCCTTGTTGATGATTTTGATGTGTAGATGATTGTAATTGTGCTTCGCTTTGAGAAGACATCATATTTTTAATACCTTGTTGTTTCGCATTATTAATATGGTCTAATTCACCACCATTTTGTATCCCTAATAAATTATTATTTAAGTCTTCTATTGTTTTTACATCTTCATCTTCTTTTTTTTCAAATTGTTCTCTTGTTCCACCTCCTATTAAATTTTGATTAGGATTATTTTGATTAGGATTGTGTGATTGTGTATTTATATTAGGATTTAAATTTGCTCTTTGAAAATTTTGAGTAAAACCACCATTCATAGAATTATTTAATACTTCATTATTATTTTCATTATCACTATCACTATTATTTTCATAATATTCATTATTTATATTATTATTATTATTATTATTATTATTATTATTATTATTATTATTATTATTATTATTATTATTATTATTATTTTTATTATTTTAATTTTTATTATTATTATTATTATTATTATTATTATTATTATTATTATTATTATTATTATTATTATTATTATTATTATTATTAAAATTGACATTACCACCTTGTAATGAATTATTAGTATTCATAATTTCTTCATTTTCATCATCTTCATTATCTTCATTATCTTCATCATTTATTTGTTCATCGTCATTATCATTATCATCATTATCGTCTTCGCTTTTAGTGCCTCCATTTAATACTTCATTTTCTTCATTTTCATTATCGTCGTTTTCATTTTCTTCATCTTCGTCTTCTTCATTTTCTGCATTTTCATCATCTTCTTCATCATCATTATTTATATTTAACATTGTATCAATATCTTCTTCTGTCATTTCAATAATGTCATTATATTCATTATTATCATTTTGACCATTTTTATTGTGTAATTTAAATAATGTATATACATCTAATTTTACACTCATACCTAAACCTTGTAGTTCTTGTATTAATAATTTAAATGTATAAGGCACAATTAAATTTACAAAATCAACAGTTTTTTGATTATATAAATTAACACCTTTGATTTTATCATTAGTAATATTATTATAACTTGTATCATCATCAACTTGATATGATGTAATACCATCTTTAATACTATCATAAAATAAATTTTTCTCTGGATTACTAATTGTAATTTCACCTGTTGTTTTACTAACTTGAATCATAAATTTATCACTTTTTTCAACATAACTTTCTTTTAAAAATCCCCATATACCGTGTGAAATTAGTGCGTCGCGTTCCATTTCACCCAATCTTAAACCTCCGCCTTTGGCACGACCTGCTACGGGTTGTCTTGATGTATTATATAATCCACTAGGTTTAGGAATACCTTCTTTAACAGTTCTTGTTCCTGATAGACGAGTATTTATTTTATCATCTACCATCATTTTTAAGCGTTCATAAAAAATAGGACCACTAAATACGGAAACCATCATTTGTTCTCCAGTAAGACCATTATATAATGTGCGTTCTCCCATAGATAATAATCCTAATTTAGTTTCTAGAATATCATTAATTTGTTCTGTATTTATAGTTTCAAAAGGAGTATATAAGCCTTGAAATCCTAATTCTGCTGCTAAATTACCAAATAAGATTTCAATAAATTGATTTATTGTCATTCTTTTTGGATAACTAAAAGGGTCTAATAAAATATCAGGCGTAATTCCATCTTCAGTATAAGGCATATCTTCTTTTTTCATTAGTAATCCAAAAGTTCCTTTTTGACCATTACGAGAAGCAAATTTATCTCCCATCACTGGTTTTCTATATTGACACGTTCTTACTTTTACCATTCTATCACCATTACTATTGGTTTGACAAGTATACACGTGGTCTATTAAACTACCTACATTATCAGGTTTTACTTTTGTCGACATATCTTTATATACATCTTTATTACGGTCGCCTTTTCCTTTCATATATTTTCCAATAACAATATCATCTTCTTTTAAATAAGTTCCTATTTTAGGTAATCCATATTTATCTAAATGGTTGTAGATAGTTTCATTATTATTTGGTTTTAATTGTTCATCTGTAGGATAAGTATCTATTTCACTTTTATACATTGGATTATATAAATGATGTTCTTCGCCAGTTTCGTGGTCAATAAGTTCATTATCAGAATAACGTTTATAATGACTTGTTCCAAATAATCCCATATCCATAGAAGATTGATTTGCCACCATAGCATCTTCTTGATTGTAATTATATTTAACAATGGCAACAAATACATTTTGACCATTACCTAATTTTTCATTACCAATGATATTATTAAGTCTTGTTGTTATTAAAGGTTTTTCAGGATAATTGAGAATATAGGAAGCATTATCAATACGATTATTAAAATTCATAGCATACGTTGATATACCTTGTTTCACTTGCTTACTTGAAAAAATAACACGAGGACCAAAACTATATTGCATAAATGGTAATAAATGAACATTAAAACTAAGTATCATACTAGGATGTAATTCAACGTGTGTATATTTTTGTAAAGATGTATGAGCAATATTAAATCCAATAGATAATAAGGTCGTATTAAATTCTTCAGAATCAATATATTCAATAATACCCTGTGTTTCTTTTAATTTTTTAATAGTATCCATTGTAGTCATACTTATTTGATTGTCTACTCCAATATGAGTAATATCTTTTACATCATTGCTATAAAAATCATATTCTTCTTTTCTTTTTCCAAAACCAGTTAAAAAATCTTTAAATATAACTGTTTCTTCTTTTAATTTAGTAATATGTTGAGGTTGTAATAATATATTATTTTTTTCAATGATATATAAAGGTCTTATAAATCGTCCTCCATCAGTGAATATTTTTATTTCATTATTACTTCTTTCCCAAGAAATACTATTAAAAATATTTATTAATCCATTTCTTCTATAGGATTTAAATAACATTAAAAATAATTCGGGATTACGATGACATCCAATCCATTGTCCATTTATTATTACTTTGGTTAATTTTATTAATTCTGTAGGTAAAAAATCATCTAATAATTCTACGCCATTTTTAATACAAAAATTTATAATAGGTCTAGATTTAGACCCAAATGTGATATGTGCTATAATAGCAAGACCTTTATTTAAACCTACTTTTTGTCCTTCTGGTGTATCTGATGGACATACACAACCATATTGAGTAGCATGTAATCTGCGTCTTGATATAGCTGGTTTAGCAATATCACCAATATTATCAATTATTCTTCTAAGATGAGCAATAGTTAAATTACGTGTTAATCTATCTAATTGTTGAACAACACCTTTTTTTTGACCAATATTTCCTATTTTAAGTTGTCCATTAAAATGTTTATTAAATTTTTCAATACTATAAATCTTATCAATATTAGATTCATTAATAATTTTTAAAATATCTTCCCCGCTAAATTCAGTATGATTAAACGTATATGTTTCATTTACTCTAACTCTAGCATTATAATGAACTTGTGCAAAAGCATCACGAAATAAAGTAGACATTAAAAACCCTGATAAATCTATACGTTTATTGGCAAAATTATCACGGTCAGTATCTTTTTCAATACCTAAACGTAATAAAAGGAGTTTTTTTGTTACATAACCTAAATAATAGGCTTTATTTTTATTTAAATTACCTAATTCGGCAATATGAGGAAAAAATACATCTTTTAAATCATTATATAAATAACTTAATTTAGAAAATTTATTACGTGTGTCTCCTAAATTTAATGTAGTACTTTCATCTTTAGTATCTTTATCTGTTGTTTTTTTTGAAAATTTTGTTAAATACAATTCAGCACTTTCTTTATTATAAATTTCTTCTTCTAAAATAAATTCATCAAGGATACTAGGGCGTAATAATTCTAATAATTGATTTGTAAGTATATCGTCATTGTCAATGTCTCCTACAATATATTCTAATATTTGTTTATCTGTTTCTACACCTAATGCTCTAAACATAATAAATAGTGGGATATCGCGATTTTTATTAGGTAATAAGAAAGGTGTGCTTTGACCTAATCTTACTGTAATTGTGCCTTTTTTTTCAATTTCAACTTTAACAGTTCTAGCACGTGCAAATGCTTCATCACTTACGCATTTAATTTCGGCTCGATGTGTATATTTAGGTATTTGATTTAATTCTTTAGGAATAGGAAGCGTTTCTAAAAATATAATATTTTCAGCCTTACGTTCTTGTGATACAATTGTTTTTTCTGCTCCATCAATAATAAAATACCCTCCTAAATCATAAGGATCTTCTCCCATTTGTGTTAATAATTCATCGTGATGTCCTTTTAAAACACATAAATCTGATTTTAACATAATAGGAATATTACCTAAATATATATTATTTAAAAATGGTTCATCTGTCATAAGTACCTTTTCAAATCCTTCAATTGGTTTCCCATCTTTTTTTATAGTATATTCAATATCTATTGAATAAAAAAAATCACAACCATAAGTCATATTTTTAAGCCTTGCTTCATTTGGAAAGAGTTGTCTAATTTCTCCTGAAGGAAATGATTTAATTGTTGGTTTTTTAAATGAATATTTATTACTGTTTTTACCACCATAATAAATTTTTATTTCATATATAATAGTATTATCATTAGCATCTATTAAAACGAATGGTGGATTTTTTGTTAAATTTTGAAATATAAGAGGAATTTTATGTTGTATGAAATCATTATAACTGTCTACATGATGTCTTACTAAAGGATTAGGTGTATGTTTAAAATATGAATTAATAACATCCCACGTGTCTGTTTCTAAATTCATTTTATATATGTATTTATATTTATTACTTTGTTATTTATTGAGTTATTTATTATTTATTGAGTTATTTATTATTTATTGAGTTATTTATTATTTATTGAGTTATTTATTATCTATATAAATTATTTTATTTTTATATATTTAATTATATATATTAAATTTTTATATATTAATAAAAATACTATAAATAAATAAAAAAATTAAAAATTTTAAATTTATTTATTTATTGATAGTATTTTATGAATTAAAAATTTAAATATAATTTGATAAAATACATAGTGAAAGTATAATAGCAACTACAAAATATTTTAGCATTTTCAAAAAATCATCATCATATTGTTTCATTTCTTTAATAAATTGTTTATAATTTTTCAATTTATGATTTAAATAAGAAACTTGTATTTTTAAATCATTAACTTCACATTGAGCATTATTTAACTCACTATTTTCACTCTTTAATTTATTTATTTCATCTTTAAGCGATTGAAATGTTTGTCTATTATATTCGTTGTATTGGTGAGATACTTTACGCTTCTTTTTATTATTTTCATCTGTTTTACATAAATTAGTATCGTAATCGCTATCACTATTACTATTGGGATAAGCTGATGTTTCTATTTCTGAGATTAACCCGTTACTATTCGGATCAGCTGATGTTTCTATTTCTGAGATTAACCCGTTTATAAACTTTTGTGTCAATTCATAATGTTCTTTATGATATTTGTCTCTAGTCATATTAGTATCAGCATATTCTTTTTCCTGTTCATTCTGTTCATTCTGTTCATTCTGTTCATTCTGTTCATTCTGTTCAGAATGAACTTTAGGTTCAGGAGTAGTAGCAATTTCCATTATAACTGATAAGTTTTTTAATCCTTTATCTTAAATGTGTTTTATTTTATAATAAATAATAATTTATAATAAAAAATCAATTTTTTAATTAATATTTAAATATTGTTCCATTTTAAATCTTTAAGTGTGTAAATATAAAAAATAAATAAAAAGATTGTAAATAAAACATAAAACATAAATAATAAATAATAAATAATAAATAAATCAATAAATAATAAATAACTAAAATTAAATTAATAAATATAATCTTATTATAATATAAATTATCTAAATAAATATTTAAATAATGACATTACTTACTAAAACACGCAAAATAAATACATTTCGTAAATATAATTCTACTAAAAAAGTTTTGAAAACATTTAGTAATATAAAAAATTTTAAAAAATTTTATAAAAATATATCTAAAATAGAAAAAGATACACTACAATTTTATAAATTAAATGGGTATATTGATATAAATAAATATTTATATAATAATAATAAATTAAATGAATTATTTATAAATGAATGGAAATTTAGTAATACTATAGAAAAATTATATTCTAATAATACTAAAAATTTATTTAATTTTAAAAATATAAATTTTGAAAAATTACCTAAATATATAGAACTATATGTAAATGATAAAATTATAAAAAATATAAATATTTTAGATAAATTATTTATAAATAAAGATATACCAAAATTAAATGGTAAAGAAGTATTATTTCGCGGAATAAGTGAAAACACATATACAACACCAAAAAGTAAAATAGGTGATACTTTAATATTTAATTCATTTACATCATCAAGTACTAATATTGACGTTTCTAAAGACTTTATGGGTAATAAAATAAATAAAAATAAAGTTATATGTTGTTTATATGTTTTGAATGGATTAAAAGATATTCCGTATATATATATACCATGGTTTCAAATACAAAAAAAACAAATGAAAGCAAAAATTAGTTCCAGTATTGCTGACGAATTTGAATATTTATTACCTAGAAATTTAAAATTTAAAATAAAAAAAATAGAAACTATATTAGATGATACTATATCATATATAACTTCAACTACATTTGAACAATTAAATAAAATAATAAAAAAAACAAAAAACAAAAATAATAATAATAATATTTTTAAAAAAATAAATAATAAAATTAAAATATATCATTTAGATTTTGTCGAACACTTACCTGTTGAGACAGTAGAACCATATGTATATAAATCTTCATTAAAACTACATTATCAAAAAAGTGATAAAAATAATAATTAAAACTAATTTAATAAATTATAATTTTATATTTTTCATTTATAATTAAAAATAAATTTTTTATTTACTAAAATTAAAGATATATATATATATATATATATATATTATATAGTAAAATGGCAAGCCTAATTTCTCATATAAATGTTGTTTCTAAAGTAGAAGATTTTTTTGGTTGTGATTTAACATATCTTAAAGAATATAAGGATTATAAAGAAGATAATACTTCAAATATAGTTGTTGTATCTACATCTTTTTTTCTTCCAAGTAATTTAGAAACTTATGATAAAGGTAAAATATCTACTTATATTAATGGATTAATTGAAAATATAGAAACTTTTCAATATAAAATAGAAAGATTTACTACTCATCCTAAAAATTGGATTTATAGAGTATATGTGGATAAATTTATTATGGAAGATTATGAAACAGGATTAGATATTCATAAACATTTTATATTTATTAAAAGGTTAGCCAAAGAATATATAAAAAGACTTATAGACGATTCTAATAATTTTAAATATAAAAATGTGGAGATTATTCAATATAATAATGATGATGCTAGAGTAACAAAATATAAAGAGGAAATTAAAATAACATTAGGACATAAAGATACATTTGGGACATTTTTAAGATTTCATCCATTAACTGATAATCGAATAGGTTTTTGTATTATGAGAAATTGTTCATATTCATTATCACCATTAGATATCATTATACAAAATTATTGGATACAATTTAAATCAACTGACTTTAAATATATGGAATATGTTCAAGAAGGATATTATTTTTTAAATGACAGACAAAATTTTGCTAAATATAAACTTTTATACCCTAAATTAAAATTAAATAATAATAATAATAGAAATATTGATGATATAAAACACTCACGTAGTTTGGCTGGTCTTATAAGTATTAAATTAGTATTAAAAGACGATATTATTTATTATAAAAAAAAATTTAACCAATATAAAACAAAATTTTTTGGAAGTAAAGATATAGGTGTAAATGTAGTTAGTAATCCAAAGACTATAAATAAAAAATTAACAAAAAATAATTTAAAAAATAATGAAACAAAATTTATGTATGGTATTGACGAATTAATACTATTATTTATTTTACCTGATTTAAAATATGGTAAAAAAAAAGGTATAGAAACTCATAATAAAGACGTTGATAAAAATACATTTACTATAAAAGAAAGCTCGCTTGATGTTATAAGTCAAAATGAATCTGAATTTGAAATTAAATTTCGAAAACAATATACAACATCATCATTATTTCACCAAAGACCGGAATATACTTATTTTAATTTCGATTTTATTAGTTCTGGTTTAGAAGAAAAAGAAAAAGAAAAAGAAATAAATATATACAAAGTACCTTTTTTTATTCCTAATTTTATAACAAATAGTATTGATTATAAAACTAAACATATATATATATTAAAATATAAGAATATTAATAATAAATTTGAGTTAAAACAATATTTAGATGATAAGTATAATGGTTTTATAATACATGAATTTGATTTATTTAATAAAGGTAACTATGAAAATGAAAATGAAAATGAAAATAAAAATATAAGTAAAATGATATATAGATATTTAGAATTAATAACTAGTTCGTATGATGAAAAAAATTTTAAACCTTTAGTTATATGTCCCGAAAATTTTGATATATTATCGTTACCTGAAGATACAAAACTTACATTAGAAGATATGCTAGAACCTATAAAAGATAAACATAAATTAACATTACCACATATTAGTCCTGTAATTCTTGATATTCCTGTTAAAGGTGGGAAACGTTTTATAACCAAAAAAATTAAACAAATAAAAAATAGAAAAAGTAAAAAAAAACACATAAATAGAAAAACACATAAATAGAAAAATAGAAAAATAGAAAAATAGAAAAATAGAAAAATAGAAAAATAGAAAAATATTAAATAAAAAAATTAAACTATAATTTATTAAATATAGTTTATTAAGTATAAATAATATCTTTTTAAAAAGTAGTTAGAACCTATTTATTTAAATAAATTGTATAAATAATAAAATAAACAAACATAAATAAAAATGGGAGGAGGATTAATGCAATTAGTAGCGTATGGTTCTCAAGATATATATTTAACAGGGAACCCACAAATAACATTTTTTAAAGTAGTGTATAGAAGACATACAAATTTTTCAGTAGAACCTATTCAACAAGTTTTTAATGGTATAGCAAATTGGGGTAAAAGTGTTTCAGCAACAATCGCACGTAATGGTGATTTATTACATCGTATGTATATTACAATTACTTTACCTAGTGTTTCTGCGAATGGAACAGACCAATTTCGTTGGTTAAATTGGTTAGGGCATATTATAGTTCAACAAGCAGAAATAGAAATAGGAGGTCAAAAAATAGATAAACATTATGGTCATTGGTTACACATTTGGAATGAATTGACACAAACATCAGGTCATCAAGCAGGTTATTCTACTATGGTTGGAAATGTTCCTAAATTAGTTCAATCATCTACAGATTCTACCAAAGCAATTACTCTATATGTGCCTTTACGTTTTTGGTTTAATCGTAATGTTGGTCTTGCTTTACCTTTAATTGCCCTACAATATCACGATATTAAATTAAATTTACAATTAGCCAATGTTTCTGATTGTTATTGGTCTTCTGGAACAGCACGAGTTCCTGGTGATTTAACAGATGTAAGTTTATGGGTAGATTATATTTATTTAGATACAGATGAAAGAAGGCGGTTCGCCCAAGCAAGTCATGAATATTTAATAGAACAATTACAATTTAATGGTGATATGCCTATAAATAGCACAGTAGAACAATTAAAAATGGCTTTTAATCATCCAGTAAAAGAAGTCATATGGACTATACAAAAAGATAGTTTAATAGATACAACAACAATGAATGATTATGGTGGTAAGCAATGGTTTAATTTTACAGATGCTATTGATTATACTTATTTTTCAGGAACACCACAAGACCCTTTGGGTGGTGGTATTGGAACTGCTGCTTTTAATGTAGGTAATTGGTATTCTAGTATGCCTTTAAGTGGAACCGCAAATGGAAGTGTAGCAACTGCTGGTAAATTTGGTGAGGCAGGAACAAATATTTCGTCTTTAAATTTTGATGATTTATTTGGAACAACATCTAATGTGTCATCGCAGGCTTGGAATTCTAGATTACCAGTTTTTGATTCTGGAGAAAATCCAACATCATTAGCAAAATTACAATTAAATGGACACGACCGTTTATCACAAAGAGAAGGGCGTTATTTTAATACCGTTATACCTCAAGAATGCCACGAAAATTGCCCCGCTATTGGTATTAATGTATATTCATTTGCTTTTAAACCTGAAGAACATCAACCAAGTGGTACGTGTAATTTTTCAAGAATTGATATAGGTCAGTTATTATTAACAATTACAGCAAGCACTTATGTAAAACACGATGCTAGTGCTGATACAGCAAAATGTCGTATTTATGCTACTAATTATAATGTATTACGTATTATGAGTGGTATGGCGGGTTTGGCTTTTACAAACTAAGTTTTTTAAGTTTTACCAAAACTTAACTAAAACTAAGTTTTTAAAAAAAACTAATTTTTAGTAATTTTTTTGTTTTTTTATATAAAATTGATTTTTATTATTTTATTATTATTTTATTATATTATTATTTCAATATTATTGTTGAAATTTTTATTCTTTGTATAAAAAACAAGACTCATAAATGGCATTTTCTTATGCAGCAGTTGCTTCACAACCACCTAAGCCGAAGCCGCCTAACCCGAAGCCACGAGAACATACCATCCCCGATTCGAAAAAAGAGTATAATGAATGTGCTATTTGTTGTAGTGAATCATTTTTACCTGCAACATTAAATGTGTATCTACAAGACCCAAATGATTTTAATCGTAGGCAAAATCCTAAAAGGGAAGTCGATTTTAAAAAATGTCCAGCTACAGTATGTAATCCATGTTGTTTATCTTGTATAAGAGACTATATCACTTTTCAAGAAGGACCTGAAATTAAGTGTCCATTTCGTTGTTGTGAAGGATATAAATACTTTAAACCTACGTATTTGAACTATGGTACCTTACCAAGATTGCCTAAAGACTACGCAGAATATACATTTTGGCATGAACAATTTACTCTTGGTAAATTAAATCAAAAATGTAATCGTTGTGAGCACGTTTGTATTTCATTTGATGAGACATTAAATCATTTACGTAAAGATTGTCCAAAACGTAAACTACCTTGTAAAATTTGTAAAACATTAATTTGTTTTGATGAAATTGATACACATAAAAATTGTTATAGTTCATATTAAGTTTTTTCTAAAAACTTAGTTATATCCGTTTTTTTCATATTTTTTTAATCTATTTTATACTATAATGTTAATAAATGGATTATAGGTTATTTTAAATTATTAATACTAAATTATTAATACTAAATTATTAATACTAAATTATTAATACTAAATAAAAATGTCATACAGTTCTAAAATTAAAAATCAAGACACTAATAATAATACTAAAACTACACCTTTTAATTTAAATAATACTACAAATACAAATGATATAAATAATAAATCCAAGGAACAAGAATTAATTGACGAGTATAATTATAAACAAAAATTAAAAGAAGATAAAAAAAATAGATATAAATACACTATTGAAAAAACCTATAATGTATCACCAAATACTACTATTGTAAATAATATTGATAATATATATAATACAGATACTGTATTATACAATCCTGATTTTTGTATTCAACCTAGACACATTAATATTTATAATAAAAAATATTGTATGAAATGGCTAACTTATAAAATAGATGATAATTATTATCATTATGATTATTGTGTTAAATTATTTGAACTATTAATGAAATGGGTTAGATATAATAATTTTGTATTAAAAACAAACGAGCGTGCCTTATTAGGTAAATTTATTAGTTTAATGTATTTATTAAGTAATAAAAAAGATTATTATTATAATAAATAAAGTAATACATTTTTAATTTTTTACTATTATTTTTTAATTTTTTACTATTATTTTTTATTTTTTTATATTATATTTGTATTTATGCGGTTTAAACATAATATCATTATAGATATATAAATTAATTATGCTATAAAAATAATAATTTATTTTTTGTAAAATGAATAATGATACAAGTGATATGACACCATTTATAAATATATATAATAAAATGAATGATGATGCTTTAGAGAATGGTATTAATATGTTTAATGAAACGAATGAAAATGTAAATAATCAAAATATGTTTAGTTATTTTTATCAATTTATTAAAAGATATATTATAATAAATAAAGATACTGAAAAAATAATTGATGTATAATGTATAATACATTTGATTGATGTATAATACATTTTTTATTTAATTTTTTAACTTTTAAGATTTTTATAATTATTAAAATATTAGTAATAAATAATACATAATACTATAAAAGACTTAATAAAATGAAAAAATTAATAACAATGGAAAATTTAACATTTACTAAAAAAAACTGTAATTGTGGTTTAAAACCTAAAACAACTAAAAAAAAATCATTAAAGTTGAAAAAAAAAACTAAATCTAAAGTGAAACATAATAAATCATAATAATATAATTATTTTATAAATAAATTAGTTTAAGCACTCCATTTTTTAGGAGTAAATGGAGAAATACCAATAGAATTAACATTTTTTTGGAATTCAGCAATTTTTTTCTGTAATTCTCTTTGTTTATCACTCATTATAACATCTTTTACAATTTCATTACCTTTAGGATCTGGTTTAACACCATAACAATTAACACCATATAAAAGATTAGGGTCATTACGACTTAAGTTAATACCTGGCTTACCGCACATATTACGTTTATTAGGATTATTGTCTTGAAGAGTTTTCCAAGTAGAGTATTGTATAGGATAAGCAGCTAAACCATCTTTAGTCCAACCTACATTACACCAGTCAGCACCATTTTTATGTGCTGATATTAATTGTTTTACAGATGCTAAATCAGCACCTAAAGCACCACATACAGCAGGGGCATCATCTAGAGTATAAATATTTTCCCTTACATTAAACACTTGTTTCATATTAGAATTACTTACTTTATCATTCGAATTATCTGATTGAGTTGCTGAATCAACTGCTGAATAATAACCTTGATTATCAACAGCAACGGGAAGAGTATTCATTATTTTTTCATTTTTTACTTGAGTGACTTGTTTTTTAACAGGCATTCTAGCAAGTCTTTCATTTTTAAAAGAAATACTATAATACATTAATACAATTATTATTAAACCAAAAACAGCAGCAACACCTATTAAGATAAAATTAGGTTCTCCAGTTAATTGAGGATACATTTTTTATTTATAATTAAATATTATTTTATTAAATATTATTTTAGATAATTATTTATTATATAATTATTTATTAACTATATTTTAATTATATTTTAATTTAGACATAGATTTTATTTTTTAAAAATAAATGAAAAAATAAAATAGAAATAAATAAATAAAAAAATAAAATAGAAATAAAATAGAAATGAAATAAAAATAAATGAAATAAACATAATTAATTATCAATATAATGATAAAATAACATATAAACATTTTCTGAATTTAATGCTTCTTCATTTGTAATAATTGAAACATTAGAATCATTACAACAATTCCATTGATTGAAAAATGTATTAGTTTTAGTATTGTATTTTTTTACATAAGAATAGTAATGTCCTGAGTTTATTGACCCTACGTGATTTATAATAGCATAGAGTTCATATTTTACACTTTCATTTCCAATAATATAAGTTTGAATATCTAATATAGGTGGATATTTAATGGCTTGATTATTTTTAATCATTCTATTGTCAATATTATAGTATTTTTTTATTTTCATTATTAATGTTTTTGGTATATTCATAATTTTTTTTTCTATTTTATTATTTTTCACATTTTCACAGTTTTCACATTTGTAATCTATTGTTTCAATTTTAAACATATTATTTAAACAATCATAAATAGATATTTCTTTGTTTGGTAAAGAATGGTCTAGAGGACTATTTTTTTTAGTAATTAAAGTATCTGGTATAGATATACATAAAATATCACTAGGTGATATATTATTTGTAATCGTTTTACATTTATTACATTGAATACAAGATAATATTTGATAATAAAAATTTTTTACAAATAGTGAATAATTATTTTCATATAGTTGTTTATAATTTTTTAAATATAGTTTAGTATATTCATCTAAATCTTTATTAGTATTAAGTTCTATATTTATTGCTATTTTTTTTGACTCGTGGATTTTATCAAGTAAATATACTATTAATTCATGAGGATCATTTTGATCGCCATTAAATAATTCTTCAAAATTAAAATGTTCAGATATTTCTTTATTAATAGTAATAAATTGTTTATTATTTACTACTTGAGGATTATTGTTATTTAAATTAACTATTATTTCTTTAAATACTAAATAGAGAAATAAAAGATAACTGTTTTTACTTATATAGTTTAATATTTCTATATCTTTTTTAGGAATTGTTAAAGTATCTTTATTCTTTAATAATTTATCAGCCTCTAAATTTATTTGATTTACTTTAAATGTGCTTAGATTATATTTTTTTATAGTATTAATAATATCATTATCATGTCCAATGTATTCATTTATAAACTTTAAAATAAAAGGACTAGATGCTAAACATTGTAATGCCGAATTTAAATAACAATAATTTCCAGGATTAATAATTCCTCTACATTTATTCATTTTATAAATATATTAATTCTAAATATTAGTAATTATTAATAATATAATATTAAAAATTATTTAACTTATAAATCAATTTTTTATTAATTTATTTTATAATTTATTCTTAATAGTTTTATATTTATTAATTACTAAAATTAATAAGTTAAAACTATAAATATTTTATATTATAAAACATAAAATACATAAAAATATAATAATTTATAAAATGAATACTTTTACTACTAATAGTGTTCCAAATAATACCAATAATTACATAAATAACCCTGCTGAAAATTGTGTTATTTTAGAAAGACATTATATTCCATATCATTTATATAGAGAAATATATAATTATCCTCAACATCAGTATAGATTTAATAATAATTATTATGATAACAATCAAAATAATCAAACTAATAGTTTATTTACGAATCCAAATCCAATGAATTATAGATATAATTTATTTAATTCTATACCTAATACTAATACGACGAATATGAATACTAATACACCGAATACTAATAATGACCCTATTAATATTAATATAAGAAGACCAATTATTCCTACACCAATTCCATATACTTTTCCTACCGAACCACGTTTTCCTATGAATAGAAATAATTTATATACTATACCTATACCTACACAAACTACAAATTCTACATCAAATAGTAATGTATTTAGAAATACTTTTAGTTCTAATTTACCTTTTACTAATACTTCAAATTTAAATATAAATACTATTTTAAATGATGTTATAAATGATATACCAGATATGTCAGATATACCAAATATAGAATATAATTTTGAAATAAATAATGGTTTTGGAACAATAGGACAAGGATATGTAGGAACAATAACATCAACTAGTAATAATGATTTTACATATGAAGAAGAAGGAATTCCATTATCTAATATCAATTTAATAACAAATGTTTCTAGATATTGTGATATTTTAAATAATAATACTAATAATGAAACAAATAATGAAACAAATAATAATAATAATGAAAGGAATATGAATGATATGTGTTCAATTTGTCAATTGACTTTTATAGATACTAGTATTTGTCGTGTTATTCATAATTGTAATCATTTTTTTCATATTAATTGTATTGATACTTGGTTAGATAATCATACAACGTGTCCTTTTTGTCGTTATGATTTATTAAATATTACTATATCAAATGATAGTAATAATGATGATAATAATAATACTGATAATAGTGAAGATGGGGAAGATTATAAAGATGGGGAAGAGGGAGAAGAAGACTATGAAGAGGGAGAAGAAGACTATGAAGAGGGAGAAGAAGACTATGAAGAGGGAGAAGAAGACTATGAAGAGGGGGAAGAGGGGGAAGAGGGGGAAGAGGGGGAAGAGGGGGAAGAGGAAGAAGACTATGAAGAAGGTGAAGATTACGAAGATGTAGAAAATACAACTCAATCGCAAAGTAATAATACAAATAATAATACAACTGAACCAATTATTAATACTGAACCAATTTTACACGATATTAATACATTTGTATCTATGAGCACTCCTTTTATAAATAATTTTATTCATCAACGAGTTCCTAACTCTAACGCATCTCCAAGAATAAATTCAGAAGAAATTAATAGACAAATTAATAATAGTGTTAATCAATTTGTTAGTCAACTTAATCCATTATTACAATCATTTAATAATTTTGGAAATAGAAATTAGATAATAATTTATTTATTTATTAATTTAAAACTATAATTTATAAACTATATTAAATATTAATAATTAATTCATTTATATTTTTTTAATATTATAATTAAAATTATGACTGATATTATGACTGATACTATAATTAATACAAATGTTTCTTTAGATGAAAAGGAAAAGGAAAAGGAAAATGAAAAACAAAATAAAAATAAAAGAAAAATTGCAATAGATACTGTTTGTTATCAATTAGCAAATAATAACGATATTATTGCTATTTGGGAGCGGTTTTTTACTCATTTACCAAATAATAAAGATAATGAGTATTATGAAATAATACTATTAAAAAGGACACCCTCAAATGGTATTAGTTTTAACTTTAAACCAGAATTAAATTTAGAAACTAAATTTAAAATACTACAAGTAAATGATTTTAACTATATAACTATGAATCAAGATGTTGATATGTTAAATAATATATGTAAAATGAATAAAATTGATGTATTTATATCTACTGCTTTTACTTATTGTAATGTTATACCTACTATTGTATTAATAAATGATATAACACCGGAACTAAATAAAAAAACAGACATGGTTGTAAATAATCATTTACCATTGCGTAGTCAAGTTATCATACAAAGAGAAAAAGCAATTTATAACGCATCTGCTTTTATTACATTTATTAATAAAAAAGTATCTGATGAATTATTAGATTATTATCCTCATATTTTAAAAAATAATATTCCTTGTGATATTATTGTTCATACTAATATTAATATTAAAAATGAAAATGAAAGTAAAAAAAAATTGTTTCAATATAATTCAATAGATACTTATTTATCACACGTTGAAAATACTATTTTAAAACCACAACCATTTATTAATATTATATTACAATCTTATAATGAAACAAATGTTGATAGATTAAATGAATTTTTTTATTGTATTCATCAAAACTTACAAAATCCTTATGTTAAAATGATATATGATTTTGGAACAGGTATAGAATATACTGAAAATAATAATATTGAACTTTTAGAACTATTTAAAAATAAATATACAATTGTTAAAAACAATGGTGATGAAAATAATAAAAATAGTAATTGTGAAAATAAATGGCTGACATTTGAAATGGCTATTGATTATGCTAATAAACAATCAGTAAATAAAAGTTTAAATACGGGTGATTATTGGTGTATTCTTAATCTTGATATATTTTTAGATAATAAATCAAAATGGAATACACTACGAGGTCAAATTAATAATGGATTTATTTATGCTCAATCCAGACACGAATTTATTGGTTGTGATAATAATAGTAATAGTAATAGTAATAATAAAAAATTAAAAGAAAATTCAAAAATGGATAGTAATTTTGCTAAAATGTATCATGCAAATACACAAGACGCTTGGTTATTTAAAACACCTTTGGATTGTAATGATAAAAATATAGATTATAATTTTGAATTAGGATTTTTGGGTTGTGATAATGCCATTGCTGAACGATTTATGAAATCAGGATATAAAGTTATTAATCAACCTCTTACTTATAAAATTTTTCATTATGATATAGCAAAAGGTAAAACAAGTAGTAATTTTTTAGAAAAACATACAAAAGAAACTAAAGAAAAATTATCTAAACTTATTAAGCCAAAAAATAAATATCCAGAACGAAAAGGTTCTTATTTAGTTCCAAATTACGACCAAATGTTAAACGCAAATAACGGACAAGATATTAATTTATTAGGTTTAACTCAAAATTTAGGTGGATGTAGTAATTGGGAACGTTATGAATTTATTAGTCAGTTATTTAGTGATAGAATTATTATAAATAATCCTTAATATTATAATTTGATTATAGTTTATTTATTTTTTTATTTTTTTTACTTAAACATTATTTTATATTGTATTGTAAATATAAATATAAAAATGAAACCTTAAAAAATGAGATTTGTAATAATAGATAATGATGTATCATTAACAATGACTATATTTATAATTATATCTATTGTATTAGCATTTATTTATAATAGTTCTCAAATGATTCAACTCTATTATTATGAATCAACAAGAGATTTTAATAGATTATATATATATTTACAAATTATAAATAATTGTATCTGGATAACTTATTTTATAGAAATTGATAAAATGATGATTTTAATACCAATATTATTAAATACTATATGTTTAATAGTTATTGGATATTATAAAAGTTTAGATTTATATAGAAGAAAATTAGAAAATAATAGAAATAAATTATTGTATAATTATCACAAAATAAATTATACTGAAAATTATAATGATAATGAAATTATAAATGATAATAATAATGAAATTATAAATGATAATAATAATGAAATTATAAATGATAATAATAATGAAATTATAAATGATAATAATTATAATAATTATACTGAAAATGATACTATAAATAAT